TTTTCCTTGAACATCCAATTGTTTGTCTTCAGTTGTCTTTGCTACTTGAACACCAGTTGCTGCTCCCTCTTGTTGTCTTGCAAGTTTAGCTAACTCTGCTACATCAACTCCTACTGCATCTGCTAATGCTCTTCTCTGAAACCCTTTTAATCTTTCAAACTCTGCTTCACCACCAACTTGTCTAAGTATTTCTCTCATCATACCTTCTTGGTCATCCATGAAACTTAATTGTCTTGCTTTATCTAAATTTAGTTGTCTACCAAGTAATACAGAAGCCTCCATTTGTTTTTCAATCGAAGATTCAAAATCTAATAATGATTCTGATATCTTAGCTACCGTACTTAAATTTAATCCTAACTTCCTAGCTTCTACTGCAGTTTTCATTACATTGTTGGTTCCAGCTTTCATACTAGTTGCAAAAAACTCTGCATTTTCTGCCATGTCACTAAAAATTGCTTCTGGTAGAATACCTTTTAATTCTATTGCCAACGCATTGGATTCCATCTGAGCTAATAACGTGTCTCTACTAAGGTCACTAACAGATTCTTGTATTGACAGAATCGTAGCTAAGTTGGTTCCAGTAGTACCAGTTATCTGTTGTAACTTAGAAAAATTATATAAAAATACACCAGATGCTGCAGATACTCCACCTAAATTATCTCTTATTGCATCAAAATTTTCTTTTACGTTCTCTGTACTGAATCCTGCACTAAAGAGGAACCCCTCTACTGTTTTTAATTTTAAAGCAATCAGTCCAGCGTTTGCTAAACTACCCCCCAACTCTGTTCGTAAATCTCTTGCTGCTGTAAAGGCACTATACAACAATTTACCTATTGCTAATATTCCAGCAGCTATTGCAACTATGGGATTTGTTAATAGTACAGTAACAAATGCTTTTGCACTTGAAACTAATCCTGTCATTCCCTTCAATGAATCTCTAACACCATCAGACATTTCTATGGTTAATTTTAACGCTTCTGATTTTTTCCTAGCCTCTTTACTTTGTTCAGTTGTTAAGTCTTTTTGTAACTCTAAGGAATTTTCTAAAATGGCATCACGTTGTGCATCGGTTTTGAGAGCTTTATTTAGGATTCTATCCATCAGACTCAAAGACTCTAGTTGATTGGTTAGGGATTGTTCTATACCTTTGTTTACTCCCAATTGTTCATCTTGTAATTCTCTGTTTTTATTAAACTGGGCCTTAGTATCACCTGCAAATGAAACTCCTGATTTTTTATATCTATCAGCCATTTAATTATTTATCCCAACCTAAAGCTTTCATCTGTTGTTGATATCGTTTTTTCTTTTCTTCTGGAGATAACTTGGATAGTCTTTTTTCTGCTTGTTTGATTAAATCAGCACCCTTGTTTAATAATTTACCCATTTCTGGATCTTGTTTTGATATCATTTTAGTCAAAGCTTTACCTTTTGCTGTTGCTAAAGCACCAAACATCTTCTCTAAAAAAGATTCTACTACTACGGGTGTATTATTTTTATATTTAGGCATGTTAAGTCTCCATAAAATTAAGTATTATAACTCAATAATAAATATCAATTTTATAAAAATATGTACTTATCTATTCTTTTGTTTGTTTATTTCTTTTTGAAAAGCTTCTGCTTCTGACTTATAATGTGTGGATAGTCTCTTCAGATAAAAAGTTCGTAGATATATAGGTAGATTATAAGCTTCTGTAAAACTTATTCCACCCTTAGAATTTAATATTAATTGAAATATTTCCTCATGTATTAGAGGTTTATTCTCAGGTTTCAGGCCAAAAAAATCGTAGGGTGACTGGAATTGTCACCTCTTGCTCCTCTCCATCAACATCTATATTAGCAGACATATCAATATCTGGTGTCATAGACACTAAGTGTTTTCTAAATTCTAAAGAGTCTCTTGATAAAAATTCATTATCAATAAAACTGTTCACATATGTTCTATCAGAATTACCATCAACTGATAATATTATCTTCTTTAGTCTTGTTGTTAATTCAGAACTTCTATCTTTGGTAACTTTTTGTAAAGACTTTATCTCTGCCTCTACCTCTTTTTCATCTTTACCACTTAAAAGTTTGTAATTAATTTGTCGTTTAGAATTTGGTAACTTAAAAGAAAACTCATTTACACCTTTAGTAAATTTACTGAAATCTATATCTACTGGTTCTAATTTAGATAAATCAACTGATTGTTCTTCACCATTATATGTAAACTGATAGTCTTTACCATAACCAAGAATACGAGCTGCTACCATAATTGCATTCTTATCACCGATAAGTAGTTCATTTACATTTATTGTCTTGTCTACTATTAATGATTGTAGTAGAGTGTCGATTACAGTTCCTTGTTTAATTAAATTCTGTGAGGTTAGTATGTCTTCTTCCTTTGCGGTCATGTATTTTACTTCTACCTTACCTTTTGATAGGGGGTGACCTTCGACATAGAAATATCCTTTGGATGGTAAATCTACCACTTCCGTAGGAAATTTTAATTCAGCCATGTTTGACTCCTTTATATTGTATTAATATATATAACTAATTTTGTCTTAAAACTATTATTTTTTACCGAACTTCTCAGCTGCTGTGACACCAAGTCCAACTACTGAGATGTACATGAAACATTCTAATATTTTATCTTTAACTTCAAATGTAGAAAAGGTATCAGCACCCCAACTACAAATTAACATAAAGAATGCCATGAAACCGACAAATCTTTTACTAGAGATTTTAGCATCACTAGAAAGCATTTCTCTTAAAAAATTCATATTAACTCCTTAGAATTGTAAGATTGCGTAATCGTATTTAAGTGTTAGAGTGATTTCAGCTGGGTCGCTTGATGCATAATCCATATCACCAAAGTTTGCAGCTTCAATGTAAGCACCTTTAAGTACCCACTCTTCAACAACATCACCAACAGGTCCTAACATATTAAACGTTACATCTTTTTTATAGAAATCTGAATACCCATCACGACCGGTTACAGATTCATGTGATAAACGAACCCATTCCATTACAGCTTGAGCACCACTTGGAACAACCGGATCATATAACATGACTTCAATTGGTTGCCAAGCACCCTTTCCTTTAATGTATCTTTTAACATTGATGTGGTCTAAAACTATCTCTTCGAACTGAATTGTTGGTCTGTTCGCAGTTTTAATTAAATATGCAGGAATACCTTCTATGTACATGATGAACCTATTTTTTGTTTTCGGTTCAAACGGTGTGAACATAATTTCTGAAGGATCTAATGTAGCCATTCTTCTTTCTCCTAAAAGTCCGTTTATTTGTATTCAATAATAAATATCAATTAAACAAATTTTTAATAAAAAGAAAAACCCCTCATTAGAGGGGTTTCTCGATTTAGTATTAGGTTTCCTAATTATTCAGGAAATGTAGCACCTGTTGGTTGTACTACGAAATCAAGTACAATGAACTCTGCAGTTCGTGTAGGTTGAATAAATATCTGACCTATTAATTGATTTCTATCTACAACTTCTGGTGTGTTGTTGGATTCATCCATAACAACCCTAAAAGCACTTAGACCACTATTAGACTGAACTTGTTCTAAATAAGGATTCACAATGTTTAAGAAACGATTTCTTAATGCTTGTGAGTTCTGTTCGAATACCAAGTATCTTGAAGTACTTGCAATGAACTTCCTTAACGCAATTAACAATCTACGAACATTGATTCTGTCTAATGCAGATGGTTTAGATTGTAGTGTTTTCTGTCCAAAGACAACAACACCTTGACCAGGAAAAGAAGCTATTGGATTAACCCTACCTTCATAGAGGTCATCTCTTTCAGCATGTGTTAATCTTGTTTTTGCTTCTAGTACACTTGTCAATCCACCACGATTCAACCCAGCTGGTGCAAACCACTCATGAGCTACTTGGTCGTTATATGAAATAACACCAGGTAATACTACTGATGGTGGAACCCATACTGGTATTGAACTATCCCTATTAGGTATTAACACCCAAGGATAATAAGTTGCTACGTAATTAGTATCTAGATTCTTGACGGTATCTAATACGGTTTCAACACTATCGTTGTATGCTGTAGCATCCATTATGTATAATGCATCTGCTCTAGCTTCAACTTTATTGATAGCATGGTTTGTTATATTAGAATGTAATCTGTGAATAACACCAGGTGTTACTAAAAGATTCATGTCAAATTCATCTGGATTACTAATAGCGTTGATTGCTCTCTTATAAGCTACTGAACCACTTGCAGTTGAACTTGAAAGGTCAAACCCTTGTGTGTTCCCTGCAGTGATTGCAGAACCAACGTTGTATGCTGTAGCTGGATTTTTTCCATCAAATCCCCATTGTAGAGGAACAACAAATTTTCTTTGTGCTAATGTTGAATTAGTCAAAGAAATATTTTCAGTACCATCAGCAAATGTAGATTCTCCGTTTGGATTAGCATTAGTATCACCTAACATGTCTTCTAGACTCATGGTAACATTATTACCAACATTTGCTGAAGATGGAATTGGTGCTAAGTAGTTAGCATTATCATCTCTAATAAATTTAGTAAGATAATCAAATCCATAGAATACGTTTGCATCATAAACACCTTGTCCATTTTGTTGGTTTGATTTAAATATCACAGCAGGTATTTCAGTTGTACCAGGAACAGTATTATATACTGCTTCGTGTCCCATTGGAACTACTTCTTTTGGATGTTGTGATAAATTATTTTCACCAGATGTCTTAGATGCATAATCACCAACTCTAATATGTTTACTTAAATTTGGCATTGTACCAAAGTAAGTAAGTTTTCCATTAGAATCAATGGTTACATGTCTATCACCAATTCTTTTTGCAAAGTAATTCGGTGACTTCGGGTCAAAAGTCAACTGGTCAAATTGTTCTATTATATTATCATCATCAATACCATTAGGATTATTTACTCTAACTTGTAGAGAAAACGTTCCATAATCAGAACCTGCGATATCAGCCGCTGGTTTAATATCTCTAATAGCAATCTTTAGGTCTTTATTTATATCAGTACCATGTGAACGAGTATAAACTCTGAAAAGTTTATATCTAGCTCCGTTTACTAATTGAGATTGTAAAAATGGTGTTCTTGCTGTTTGGTAATTTTTATTACCAGTCCAATCTGTTGATTCGTTTCCATCATTATCTATAGTATTGGTACCTGATATAAAATCAAGTCCATCTGTGTCAATATCTACTGACGCTGTTGGAAAAGGTGCTGTTGAAAATGAACCAGTTGCGTTAGCTGTTCTACTCCATACTTTATATACATAAACAGATGAATTAGTATTTCCACTCTTTGTTGATTGTGGATCTGAACTGATTACCTTTGTTATGTAATTAGCACTACTAGTATTAAATGATAGAGCATATGATTCAGTACCACCGATACCACTACCAGATACGGTTAAAGTAAATGCATTCCATGTACCACCAGCTGATATTGAACTACCAGCAAAATCCGTAGATGTATTTCCTCTTGACGGTGCTAACACAGCCAATGATTGTGATGCTATTGATTTATCTCCAAAAAAAGATGTGACTGGATTGTCACCACCACTTCCAGATACCGATGAAGATTGGAAAGCATGAACTCCTAATCTCAATACATCTGCTTGATACCCACCTATTCCAAGAACTCTCACAATTGTGACAACTCCTGCACTTCTTAAATATTGTTCTACCGTTTGAGGTGTATAAAATCTATCATCTTGACCACCAAACATTGCTTCAAAATCTTGAAATGATGTAATTTGGGTAGGAACGAAAGCAGGGCCCTTAGCTGTGGGTCCTACAATAGCTGCACCGATTGCACCAATCGCTTGTGGTAAAAATGATAAGTCTCTTTCACGAGTGAATACACCAGGTGAAACTATTCTTTCTGCCATTAAATCTCTCCTAGTTAATTTTTTTTGTTATGCAAAATTTTAGAATAAACGTAGTTATTCTATTATAAGTATAACCTAAAGTCCCCAAAATACACTATTTAGGGAAGTTTTTTTATATTAACCTTGAGGGGCTTCTTCTTGAGGTGGTACTGGTGTAAATACACCTGTCTCTGGATCTAATTGACCAGGTCCGTACTTTTCATTTAATTTCTGTACTAAATCACGTTCAGTTTGTTGAACTTCTTCGTATTCACCTTCTAGTTCAACTTGACGATTATCTATCGCTTCAACTTGTTGACCAAGTAGTATTTTCTGTACAGCAATCTGTCCTAATTGAGCTTGTTTTTCTTGATAACTCTGTTGTAATTCACCTAATTCTTTTAATTCTTCTTCTGAAAATTTAATCTCATCAGATGCTTCTACAACTTTTGCTTCTTCAGCCATAACTTATTCTCCTATTATTTTAAGTTAATTTGTTTATATAAATATAACATAAATATGTTAAATACAATTTTTTATTTCTTTTTTAGTTCTTCTATCTCTTTTTGTTGAGATTTTACGATTTCTGTTAGTTCTTTCACAGAGTTTATAAGTGGCAGAACAAAAGATTCAAATGATACATTTTGTCTTCCATCAGGTCCTTCATCCCAACCACCGAATGTATCCACACCTTGTTTGTCTAATGCTTCCTTAACATTTTGTGCGATTAAACCATGTATTGTCTTATCGCCACCCATTGGTTCTGTATTATCCACATCGTATGAATCCCATTCCTTTGGGAACTCACTTGGTGATTTATGTTTATATGTTACTGGTTCAATATCGTTTATAAAATCTAAACCAAGAGTATCTTTCTCTATATCTTTTTTCTGTCTTCTATCAGATGAATGTGTCCAAGTAGCATTAGAGTTAAAATCGTTATAGATGTGACTCGTACTATTACCAATATGGACTCTAGTATTTGCTGTTCCAATAAGTTCATCACCAATAACAATCTGTTGAGACGCATTACCAGCACTTACATCAGGACCATATCCAATTAAAATGTTTTCGCTTCCTGTGGTGATACCATCACCAGCTGCTCTTCCGAGAGCTACATTCTTATCTCCACCAGCTAAACTTGTAAATACATCATTTCCTACTCCAACATTGTAAAGAGAGTCCCCACCATCTCCTGAACTAATATTACCCGCATTTTTACCAACAAAAACATTTAATGTAAAATTAGCATTAGAACCACCTTTACCAGCTTCATATCCAATAGCTGTATTTCCACTAGATGTCGTTATAGAG